CACAAGTTGGGATTAAAAAAAGACCAGTCGCACTTGCGTGGCGTAAACGGATTCAACTGCCGTTATGACAGAGAAAAAACAGATATGCTTTGTTGGGAATGCAGGGGCGCAACCAACCCGCCGGACCATAAATGTTTGTGGGCGTCGAGGTTTGAAATGCCGAAAAGCGTGAAAACAAAAGAACGGACATACTACAAAGATAACGAAAGATGCAAAAGAACGTATATCGTAGCGTGTCCGAATTTTGAAAGGGGATAACATGAGAAGAACAGAAAAAGAAAAATTAAACTTAATTACTACGAATGTTATGGTATTGGCAGACTTGGTAGAAATATTGTATAAGCATAGCGGGATTGTAAAAAACCCAAAAGACACAACAAGAGAAGGGCTGAGGCAAAATGCGCCATTAAAGGAGATGTTGGAGTATCAATTAAGGCATTTGCGAAGGACGCGAAGCATGATAAACGAAATAACAGATAATTTAGAGTATGCAAAAGATAGGGACACAGAGCCAGCCGAAGCAGTAACGATAGGAGGCATGTTGATTTCAAAGCCGTAAAATAAAGAAAAAGCGGCTTGCGCCGCAATGTATGGTATCCAATCAAAACCATTATACCATATGTTGGGGGTAAATGCCATTGTATTTTAAAAAAATGCGCGGTGTCGGGTTATCGTATGAGGACCAGGGATATTTATTCTTCCACTGCAAGAGGTATTGCAAGCTGACAGAGGACGAAAGGGAGAAGATTGACAGGTTGATTGCACGGATAGCAGGACCGCACTTCATGGCGTTGCAGGACGCTCTGACGGGGCGTAAATCCATAACATTGGCGGCGATGGATAATTACATTGACAAAACGCTGCTATACAGATTGCGGCATAGGTTTTTTGAGGAGTGGTATAGAATAAAATAAGTTATACGGGGGAATAAAAATGAAAACAGTACAATGCGATTGTGTAGACAAAATAAAAAACGACATGATAAAAAAATATACAGTTAATGGGATTGAGCCAAGAGTTGGAGTGTGGGGATTAAATTGTCTTTGCGGTCATGTGTGGCTTGAAATATGGGACGTTTTCCTTAACAGATACAAGAAAACAAAGACTATTGAAGTGGATCACAGTTTTTGTCCGTTTTGTGGAATGGAATATAAAACAGAAGATACATGCCTAGACGATTCAGAAAAAAAAATAGCGGAGGTTATAAAACATAGCAGTGAGGAAATTGAATTGCTCATGGTCAAAAACATGGACATACCTACTATGGCGAGAAACGCATTATTGAGGGCTCAAAAATATACATTACAATCGGTGGCAGATATGGACGAAACGGAAGTGTGTCGAATCAGACAACTGGGGAAACTGGGACGATATCAGGTATATGAACGCCTGACGAGGGCGGGTTTTCAACCAAAATGGAAGACGATTTTCGATTGATAGATAAAAAAAAGAGCCTTGCGGCTCAATTAGATTCATACCAGTCTGCGTTTCATTTCTCTACCTCCCATAACCTTTCCGGCTCTACATCGAGAGCCTTTGCCAATGCCAGGACTATATGCGCCCTAGCGTTTTTGAGATCGCGGCGATTTTGCTCGTACATTTCTATTGTACGCTCGCCGATCCCGCTTTTTTTTGCAAGGGCGGCGCGGCTCATACCGGCCGCCTTGCGTAGCTGTTTGACGTTGTTCATGCGCGCCTCCCATTAAGCATGGCGATTGTTGCATAATCCCCCCATGCTGTTATCCTTTCCTTGTGTTCCCTTTTTTGCGGCTCCACCCCTGTCAATTTTTGCGCCTGTTTCGTTGTAATAAATCCAATGTCTTTTACAAAATATCCACCTTTGCCATAATATACTTCATGGCCGCGCTCCTCTAGCAATTTTATAATTTGTTGTTGTTGTTGTGTCATTTTCGTTTCCTCCTTTTTAATACGCCGGATATAAACCGTCCGGCCGCGGTGAGTGGTTGCTAGATTCTTGTTAGCGTTGCTCTTCCTTGCCTATATGCCGCCCTGTATTCCGGTAAAACGCTGTCATACTTGTCTATCATATATGCGTAATAGGTTTCATTCTCTCTTACATTAAAGTGTTTGTTTAGTCCGTCTATAAATGCGCTCACTTTGTTTTGTTTCCAGCTTTCCGGTATCTGTACTGCTGCATACCGACTATAAATAAATTCTCTTCCTTTGATTGTTTTGGCTAGTATCTTCACTTTCTTATCCTCCCTTTTATTACGGCGTGCGCCGCTCTATGATTCCATCATATCACGTCGTTTGCAGTATGTCAATACTTTTTTTTAAAAAATGAAAAATATTTTTAATGGCAAAAAAACGGTAATCTTGCACTTAACCGCCCAGCTTATAAGTTATGTTAATGTCGGAGGGGTTTGAAATGGCATTAACCCAAAAGCAGGAAAACTTTATACAAGGGCTTGTCAAGGGCATGAGTCAAAGGGAAGCATACAAGGCGGCTTATGACTGTAAGAAAATGACAGACAAGACAGCCGATGAAACGGCATCTAAATTATTAAAGAACCCCAAGATAGCCGCAAGGTACGATCAGCTTATGACAAAGGTACGGGAAAGGGCAGAAGAAAAGACGCTGGTTTCTGTTGAATGGGTATTGCAGAACTTAAAAGAGGTTGCCGAGAGGTGCATGCAGGTGTATCCGGTAACAGACGCAGACGGAAACGAAACGGGCGAGTACAGGTTTGAGCATAGCGGTGCAAATAAATCCCTTGAACTTATAGGAAAGCATCTTGCCATGTTCACGGAACGCATAGACGCGAACGTGAAAGAAGATATAACCGTTCGCGTTGAGATTGTAGATGAGTAGCGTCACCGTACAGATACCATCAAAGGCGTTTAACGATATCTTCTTACCGTACCTGGACGACAAACATAGGTACATGGTATTTTACGGCGGCGGTGGTAGTGGTAAATCGTATTTTGTAGTGCAAAGGTACATATACAAGCTACTGCAAAATACAATGACCAATCTACTGGTGGTAAGAGCGGTGGCAAAGACAAACAGGGATTCCACGTTTGCGTTGTTTAAACAGGTAATACGCAAATGGAACCTGTCAAAGTATTTCAGGATATACAACGGGGAACTGCGCGTTAAATGTTTACTGACAGGGAATGAAGTCATATTCGCAGGACTGGACGACGTTGAAAAGCTGAAATCAACCACGTTTGAAAAAGGCGAGTTGACGGACGTATGGGTTGAGGAAGCAAGTGAGATACTGGAAGCTGACTTCAACCAGTTAGACATACGATTAAGGGGTTTGGGTTCGGATAAGCAGATAACACTGTCCTTCAACCCGATAGACGTAAACCATTGGCTAAAGCATAAGTTTTTTGATCAGAAGAACATTGACGCGGTTATACTGCACACGACTTACAGGGATAATAGGTTCCTTGACGACGCATACAAAAGGCTTCTTGAAAGTTACAAGGACACAGACCGGTACTACTACGATGTGTACTGCCTGGGCATGTGGGGCGTGACCGGAAAGAGTATATTCAATAAGGCCGCCATCAACGACAGGATTGTAAGGCTGCAAAAGCCGGTAAAAGTAGGCCGGTTTGAGTACAAACAGGAAATCACGCAGGGGATTGACGGGGTTTCCGTTGAGATAAAAGACGTTTATTGGGTGGACGATGTAGACGGTTGCACCACGATATACAAAGACATTGAAAGGTATCATCCATACGTCATAGGCGGCGACACGGCGGGCGAAGGTTCGGACTTCTTTGTAGGACAGGTCCTTGACAATTCAACGGGTGAACAGGTGGCAGTGCTGCGCAACCAGTTTGACGAAGATTTATATGCGCATCAAATGGTATGTTTGGGGATGTACTACAACAACGCACTGGTAGGCGTGGAGAGCAATTTTTCAACATATCCAATCAGGGAAATGCAGCGGGTAGGGTATGACAATCAATACTGGAGAGAGACGGTTGACAGCATCACACAAAAGGTTGAAAGGCGTTACGGGTTTAAAACAACATCGTCAACCCGTCCGGTGGCGATAGCTGGGCTGGTGACGTTTGCAAGAGAACACATTGAAAAGATAAACGACAAAATAACACTTGAAGAAATGCTGACGTTTGTACGAAACGAGAAAGGAAAGCCGGAAGCGCAGGAAGGGGCGCACGATGATTGTGTCATGGCATTGGCAATAGCGCACGCTATACGAGATCAGCAGGATTATATCGTAAGCATACCGTTAGGCGCAGGACGTGACGATTTTGGAGCATACGAGCGCAAGGAAACCAACCCGATGGGTTACGGTCAAAAGCAGGAGGTGTTTTAGTGGGGTTTGGTGTTATGGACGATTTAAAGATGATTGTTGTGAACACGCCAAAGGAATTAGAATACATAGACATATACCCGATAGCGGACGTACATTGCGGGGCAGTGAGTTTCGATCAT